AACCTGACCCAGCCGCCCACCGTGCCCAGGTCGACGGTGGGCGGCTGGGTCAGGTTCCAGTCGATGGGAACTTCGGAGGCGGCCCCGGCGTCGCCGGTCAAAAGTTCAAATGGTTGCGGGATGGCGTAGCCGGAAATCCACGGGTTCGTGGCCGACGCCGCCCGGGAGCTGTAGGGCCGGGCCCGCCACTGCACCGGCGTCCCCGACGCCACATAGGCCTGGTAGGCGGCGTTCAACGTGGCGTAAACAGCGCCGGCGTCGAACGACTGGTAGAACGTGACCCGCAGATGCCATTTCGTGACACCGGGGTAGTCGGTTTCGGCGCAGAACGTGGTCACCGTGACCGGCTTGTTCTCCGGGAAACCGGCCTCCAAATGTTTCACCAGGCAGCGCAGGTTGACGCCCGACATTTCGAAGTAGCAGTCGTTGAGGATGAGCGGGTTGGCGGCCGGCGGGGTGGGGTCGCCGGCGAAGGTCAGCCCGGGGGCGGGCGGGCCGCCGTTGCCGACGTCGTCTTCGGTCATGGTCATTGGTTGCCTCCCTTTCACATTTGGATTTGTAGGACCAGCTCGACAAGCAAAAGTTGCACGCCGCCCGCCCCGGTCAGGTTCCGCCAGTTGCGTTCCTCGCCCGGCCAGCACGCCTGCACGGTGCCGCCCAGCGACGGGTCGGCCAGCACGGCCTGGCGGCAGGCCGTTTTGATGGTTTCGATGGCGGCCTCGGTTTCGACGCCGCCGGCCACGATGAGCGGCAGGGTGGCGTCGTCGATGCCGAGCCCGGCGGTGGCGTACACGACCGTCTGCGGCCGGGACACCACCACGCACGGCGGGTTGATGATCTCCGGTGGCAGCGGGTGCACCTTGACGCCGGTGGCCGGGCCGAGCACGCCGACCAGGGCGTCGGCGACCGCCTGGCGGTCCCAGCCCATCAGCCGACGACCACGTTGAGGTAGGCGGCTATCAACGTTTCGATATCGGGGTCTTTGGGGCCGACCCGGATGACGCCCATGTCACCCCAGCCGATAGTCCCGTCCACTGAGTCGCGGCGCCGGTACAGGCGGGCCGCCTCGTACTGGGCCACCGTGAAGAGGGCGTCGGGCAGGAAACGGTCCGAGCCGGGTGTCACATAGTCGGCCATGCAGCGCGCTGTCACCCAGCCGATGGCGGCGTTCAGGTCGGTTTCGATCAGGCTGTCGTCGCCGGGGTTGCCGGGCTCGACGCGGAGCAGGTTCTGGACGTCGGTGACGGTCGGCCAGCCCGCCGTCACCGGCCCCGTGTAGGGGGCGCCGAAGCCGGCGTCGAAGCCGGCGTCGAAGCCGCTCATGGCCCCGAGACGACCGAGGCGATGACGGCCATGGCCGACAGGGTGGCGGCGGCCTGGGCCGTGTACTTGAGGGCCAGGGTGGTGGTCCCGGCGGCCAGCGCCTGGATGAATGTCACCTCCACGGTGGCCTGCACCTGCTGTTTGCCGCCGATCCACAGCACCTGCTCGGGTTTCGACCCGACCGCCACCACGGTGGCGCCGGTCAGGTCCAGGCCGACCTGGACCTGGTTGCCGTTGGCCTGGGTGTCGGCGTTGACCGACAGCACAAACTGCACGTCGGCGGGGTCGGCGAGCGTGAACGCGTACGGGCCGGTGCCCGGCACCCCCGCCCAGGCGGCGCTGACCGCCAACGCGGCCGGGCCCTGGTTGACCACGTTGGCGTAGACCGGGTTGGCGTCGTTGTACAGCTCGGTGACGACGGTGCGCAGGTCGGCCGGGCTGATCTCGCCGCTGGTGTTATCCGGCAGCAACGCCAACAGGTCGTCCAGGGTCACCGCAGGTCAGGCTTTCTTGGACGGGGGCGGCGCCTTGGTCTCGGCCTCGGCCGGCTCGTCGAACTGGTGCTGGCCGGCGTCGGCGGCCTCGGTCGGGGCCGGGATGGTGGTGCCGGCGTCGATCTTGGCGATAGCGGCCGGATACCGTCCGATGACGGGCGCCGCGTACCCCCACACCCCCAGCCGGATCGCGGACGGCCCCAGAACTTCTTCATATCGGAAGTTGAAAGTGCTGGACTCGAGCAGCAGGCAGTCGTCGACCTTCAGCACGTAGATGTGGTTGTCGACCCCCGCCCACGACGGGATGCACTGCAGGCCGACGACCTCCCCGGCGATGGTGCCGTACTGGGTGGCCTCCCCAAGGCCGTAGGCGTTCACGGGCCCGTGGTAGCCGGTGGTGACGAGAGGCCGCCCGGCCGTGTCTTTCTGTTTGGCCAGGAACGCCCAGGCGCCGATGGACAGGAAAACCACCCGGGCCGGCATCTTGCGGTGTTTGATCACCGAGGCGTTGGCGTCGATGAAAGCGTCGGGCAGGTTCTGGTAGACCGGCGCCGTGCCCGGGTAGGTGATGGTGGCGGCCATGCCGGTGGCGGCCTCGAAGGCGTTCACGACGGCCGTCTCGATCTGCTCGTTGTAGGACCCCATGCAGTCGGCGTAGATGATGCCGTCCACGGCCGGGTTGGACCCGTCGACCAGCTGGCGGGACACGTCGACCTTGCCGGTGTAGGTCTTCGGGCTGGTGGTGAGAATGTTGGCGTTGAAGGAGCCGTCGTTGGGCGGGTTGCCCTCGGCGGCCTGGGCGGTGACGGCGGCGCCGGGGGTGACGGCCACGCCGATGTTGACCGGGTTGGCGTCGGTGATCCCCACCCGGCGCAGCGTGTCCGACCAGGGCCGGGCGCCGTGGGCGATAATCGCGAACTCGGAGAACAGCCAGGTGGGCGGCACGATACCGGCGCCGGTGGTGGTGGTGCCGGTGGCCCGCATCTGCAGGGCGTGGCGCTCGATGCGCGACCGGGCGTCGGGGTCGTTGTCGAGCTGGGCGTGCATCAGATCCCGGAAGAAGAACTGGTGGTCGGCGCCGGCGTCGGGTTTGCGGTAGATCTCGGCCTCGGCGCGCACCTGCACCACCGGCAGCCGGTCGCCGCCGTCGCGTTCGGGCAGGTCGGTCAACGCCAGCGTGGTGGCGGCCTTGCGGTCCTCGGTTTCGCGGAGCTGCACGATGCGGTCCCCGAGCGGTTCCATCTCGGAGCGCAAACCCTCGAGCAGGGCCGATTCGCTGTCGTCGGGGTCGCGGTTCTCGTCGTGGCAGCGGTTCAGGATGGAGTCGTAGCGGGCGAACAGCTCGTTGTAGTCGTTGCCCATCTTGGTGAGCAGCCGGTTCGGCATTTGGGTCACACTCCCGTTTTTCAGGGTGCGCCCAGGACGCGGCGCAAGAACATGGCGTCCTGAGCCGGTTCCCGGCCCGGCGGTTCCCGCTGGCCGGCGGGGTTCACCACTGCGGGGTTCAGCTGCTAGCCGGGATGGTAGCGCACCCGGCCTAGCCGGGGTGGTGACCCCACTCGGCGCCGCTCACGGCACCCCCCATTTGCCCTGGGCGTAGCTGTGCAGGGCGGCGATCTGGGCCGCGGTGAGCGCGAACGGGTAGAGGATGGCTTCGCCGATGGAGCCGACGAACGCCCCCGTGAAGCCGACGAACGGCGGCGCCGCGCTCGACGCCGCGCAGCCGAGGGCGGTGCCGTTGAACGCCTGGGCGCCCGGGTTGCCGACCACCGGGGCGCCGCCGTTGACGACGATCGAGCTGGCTGCCCCGTTGACCACGGCCACCTCCATCGACGGGGCGCCGACGGCGGAGACGATGGCCGAGTCGAAGGCGGCGCCCATGTAGCACATCCAGTCGGAGGTGGAGTTGAGCTGGCCGACCCCGGAGTAGTAGGCGGTGCCGACCGCGTAGCGGGCTGTGGTGGTGGCCAGGGTGTCGGGCTGGCAGACCACGTACACCGAGAACGGCTGGGCCAGGTTGGGGGTGTTCCCGAACAGGTAGGTGGTGCCGCTGCACCACACCCCCGGATGCCCGTTGATGGCATGCGCCGACGTCGAATAGAGCGGCTGTTTGGTGCCGGTCGGCTGGGAGACGGTGTTGCCGTTGGCGGACAGGTCCGCCCACGACGCCAGCGCCGCCCCGTCCGCCACCCCGGCGATCTGGGCGGCGTCGTACCACGACGCGTAGCCGGTCACCGGCGGCGCCGCCGGCCCGGCCGGCATGACCCGCCAGGCCACGCCGTCCCACACCTGGAACACGCCGGTCAGCGGCAGGTAGCGGACTTTGCTGTCCACGAAGGTCATCGGCGTTGCCTTTCAGGTGACGAGCTGGCGGAGGCGTTCGCGGTCGGCGTCCAGGCCGGGCAGCCGAGCCCGCACCGACAGCACCTGGGCGTCGCTGTAGACCGGCTCGTGGGTCAAGGCCACATGGTCCAGGTGGGCGGCGACCCGCTCGAGCACCCCGTCGCCGGCCTTGCGGCTGCCGGCGCCTTTGGCCGTGAACCCCACCGACAGGCCGGTCACCTCCCCGGCTTTCACCAGCTTCAGGGCGTCGTCGCCGGCCGAGGTGTCATGCACCTTCCACTCGCCGTACAGGCCGTCGGGCTGCTCGGACAGGTTGACGGTCTTGCCGATGGGGTGGCGCCCGGCCATGCGGTCGGTGTGGGCGTCGTACAGCTTGATCTGCCCGTACTGCATGGCGCCCACCTGGCGGGCGAACACGCCCGGCACGAACCGCTCCCGGAACTTCCCGACGTCGGCGATCACCCCGTAGGGGACGGCCCGGCCGACCAGGGTGCGGCCGTCGCCCGCCGAGCGGAGCTCCATCACCAGCTCGTAGGTGCGCTCCTGGAAGCCGAGGGCGTCGGCGGGCACCTCGACCTCGGGCGGCCGGCGCGACCGGCCGCTGCCGGCCGTGCCCTCATACTGGGCCGTTTTCCCGTCGCCGATCTCCGAGCTGCCCGCCGCCAGCCGTTTCGCTTTGGCCATGGCCGCGGCGCGCTGGTCGGCGGTCAGCGTCGACGCCTGCGGGATGCGGGCCAGGGCGTTACGCAGGTGGGCGGCGTCGACCTTGCCGTCGGCGTCGCGGACCGGGAACATGCGCTGCTTGACGCCGCCCA